AAAGGTGCTGGTGTACCACCAGATACATTTCCTTTGTAAAATCCGAAAGCTCCTGATCCGCCTGATCCACCAGATCTGTTATGACCAGCGGATCCGCCTCCGCCTCCGCCTGATAATGCGTAAGCATAAAATTTTGATACGTCAGATGGTGGTGCATAAGTTCCAGATGATGGACCAAAATTAATTATTTGAGCACCAAAACCTCCGCCTGCTGAACCTGAAGATGCAGCTGTAACTCTTCCTTGTGCATCTACAGTAATTGAAGAAAGTGTATAAGAGCCTGCAGACACAGAAGTATTTGCAAGTTGATCCGCACCAACAGCATCGTCAGCTATAAGAGCAGTAGTAATTGCATCATCAGCAATTGCTGCAGTGCCAACAGCATCATCGGCTATAGCAGCTGCTACAACAGCATCATCAGCTATCTTAGCTGAAGTTACAGCGTCATCTGCAATAATTGCAGTTGTAACTGCAGACGCTTCTAAATTAGCAGTAGCAATAGTACCACCTAAAGTGTTTAATGAAATTTCATTTAAATTTGTTCCGTCTGAATATGCTGCAAAAATTTTTGAACTAGCAGCTCCTGCAACAGTTGGACTAAAACCAGTTCCTGATGCAGTTTTAATTGTTAGATTATTAGCATTTGTTAATCCTGAACAATCAAAGATATAAAATTTTTCTATTCCATCTGGGATAGTACAAACTGTGCTTGCTGCTATCGTTGCAGTTGCAAATTTTATTACAAGATTTCTTGCATTTGATATTGCACCGTCAGACATTACTAATGCAACAGTGCCTCCAGATGAAAGTGTTACTGCTTCTACACCCGCAATTGCTTGTTGTACTAAATTTAAGTTATTGTTAGTTTTATCTCCCCATGTACCAGCGTTTTCACCAGTCACCATAAGTTCTAATTTAAGATCACTTGAAAATGATGATGCCATAAAATTTTATCTCCTTAAATATTTATATTTTACATTAATCAAGCAGCTAAATCAACTGGTGACCAAGTATTTGATACTCCTGGGTCTATTTCAGCCCATGCAGTAATATTAACGCTTCCAATTGAAGCTGTCAATTCTATGCCCGAAACATCTACGCTTGCTCCTGCATCTATTGTAACTTGACCTATTGATCCAGTTGATTGCAATCCTGATACACCAATTATTTGTCCAGGAATTTCTGCGTGTTGACCAAGTGACAATGCAGCTTGAATTCCAGTTGGTGCTTCAACAGTTGTTTGTATTAAATTAATACTTCCTAAACTAAATGTTGCTTCAATTCCTGAAACATCAACAGGAGTTTTTAATCCTGCTATTGTAGATCCTTGAGAACTTGTTAAGGTTATACCTGATGGTGATACATTTGCATCAGCATCAAAATCTAATGATCCTATTGTAAAGTCTAATTGATCTTCTGAAGCAAATACAGTTATATCTTGATCAATTTTTAATGAGAAGCCATTAAAAGTAGTTCCTATTTGACCAGCACTTGTTACTGAAACTGTTACATCAGTAAATGCTGCTGTTGATGGAAAATTAACTGTTGAGGTTAATTGTTGTCCAGCTGGCAATACAGAAAATGCTTCACCCCATGCTAAATTACCCCAAGCTCTTCGTCCCCAACCAATACCAGTTAGCTCTGATTCATCTATAGTAGTTGAACCTATGCTTGAAGTTGAAGAAATACCAGTGACTGGAACCCCTATTCCAATAACTGCACTCCCTACTCCCATGGACTCTAAACTTCCAGTGACTTGAACGGTTACTGAAGTTCCTCCTACTACAGATCCTGCTGTAGAGGTAAATTGAACACCTGAAGGTGTAACTAATGCATCACCACTTAATGATAATGATCCAACAGAAAAAGAAGCTTGTATTCCTGTAATGGTAGGTTGTGATCCTGAAAGATCACCCCATTCGTTTTCACCCCAAGTATCTCCGCCCCATCCGACTTGAATAATACCTTCGGCTGTAATGCTACCAATGCTGTAGGTTGCACTTATGCCAGAAACAGATACATCGACATCACCTTGTGCTGCCCATTGACCTTGTCCCCAACTTAGTGCACCCCACGCATTTGACATTCATTCTTATCCTTATGCTAATCTTAAAATTGCAGCAGATGTTGTGAAAGCAGGGAACTGAATTGTAAACGTTCCTGAAGTTGCAGTCTTATCTCCACCGAAATCTAAAACAGCTACAGCGTCTGTAGTGTTTGAACCACCGTCAGTCGTTGTGTTATAAATTAGTGCACCTCTTGCAGTAAGAGTTACACCTACAAATGATAAATCAGCAAAGTCAGTAATTGCTACTGATGAAGAAACTTTAACACCTTGATTAACAAGTGCTTTACCACCCGCTGAATAACCAGACGGTGATGATACTTCATTTGAAGTTGTGTAATTTTCAGTTGATTTACCTAATGTTGCAGAACTTGTATACATCGCTAACTTATATGTGTCAGAAGATGTATCAAAGTCATGTTTACCTTGTAGTAATTCTTTTTTAAAAGAATCACAAATTGCGTTAGTTGTAATTGCCATAGTTGGCCTCCTTTAAATTATTGGTTAGGAGAAGGAGATGGAACCACAACTCTTGGTACTCCATCATCGTATTCTCCACGTCTTCTTCTACCCATTTGTTGTAGGGCAAAATTCTGTACTTCTTCAGTATACTTTGTTTGATAGAGGTTGTATAGATTATCGGGTCCTTTTAAAAATCTAAAAGCTTCTGCTAACACTCCATGTAATAACATGGACTCTTGATGTTGAGAAAGATAGGTATTATTTGAGCTTGTGAAATTTGGTGCATCTTTTATATAATTTATTTGTACTGTCAAAGCTGAAGCTGGAGTTGGTGCCACTAAAATAATATTACCTGTTTGTACGTTATCTTCCCAATTAGCATAATATTTAGGTGTGCCTTGTGCATCAGTGCTATTGAATTCAGATATAAAACTAGTATCTCTTTTTTCTAAAAAAATTCTAGTGCTGCCATCTATTACTTGCACAGACCTAATAACTAAAGCATCTGACGGTAAAGAAACATATCTATTACCAGCAGTAAAAGTTGAAGTAGCGTATTTTCTTAAATCATCATAATCTACTTTTCCAGCAACATCTAATTCGACATTTCTAATGAAACCTTGAATAATAGAGTCTGACAAAACAGTGCTACTTACTTCAGTATAGTCTCTTACTTGTGTTAAAAAATTTGAATGAGTGATCGCCATTATGAAATGCTCACCTCCACTGAACCTATGTTTGAAATAAGTTCTCTTCTTCTATTTTGTAAAGATGGATCTTCTGGAATCATGCTATGAATAGTTGTTGTTATACCATTAGTAGTGACATTAAATTCTTGAGTTTTAAAAGCAAAATCTCCAGGCAATGATAAGTTAGCAACACCAACATGAATACCACCAGAATCCGATATAGTATTATCATTTGAAAACTCTTGATTTGGTTGTTGAAATTTCATAACTCTAGGGTTTTTTAAAGCAATAGCATCAGCTTTATGGTATGGTGGATCTAATTGTGGATGTTTTGGTTCAAACTCAGATATGTGTACTAAGGAACCATTCCATTCTTTTACCATCTCTTTATAAGGATATGCCATTCCTGACCTATCAGAAATAGCTTTCGATCTTTTACCAGTTGCGTAAGACATTATACTCCATCTCCAAAATAAGTTTGAGGAGAAATATAAACAGATGCTCTTTGACCATCTTCATTAAGTGCTCTTAATAATTCATCCTCGTATAATTGTTTTAACAATTGAATTCTATCAGGTGCTCTTTTTTGTGCTAAATAGTAAGCAAGACCTGAACACATACAAGGTAAAAATCTATAAGCAACATCTGCTTGATTTGTATACACACCTGCATCTTCAATTCTGTTAATTGTGTAAAATTTTAATGTCGTAAAAGTTGTTGCATCAGGAGCTAAATATAAATTTATTGTAGGAGTTGTCTGCCTATCTACAAAATATTGCGAAGGTTGTCCTGTTTGTAATTTGTTTGGAAGAGCTGCATATGCAGATCTATCAATTTTTGTTAATGAAATATCGTTCGTTGATGAAGTGTTTCCAGCTGCATTTGTAGTTGATATGTATGCCTCCAAAACATCATTTACATTTGAAGCTACAGAATATGTAGCAGTTCCAGCTACTAAAGTA